TAGTATTCCCCTACCGTAGTATATTAACCTTTTTTTTTTCTATGATTTTGATACTTGTATCGTATTTTCCCTCCCGTAGTATAAAGATACCCATAATAACGGGTGTAAGTGTATCCCTATCCCTGGGTTACGTATTGGTTTTTCACCGATATTCTCCTTAATCAAAAATCGATTCCCCGATAAGGGGTCCATGAAGAAAAAAGAACCATCTCGGATTTCGGACCTACTTGGTCCGAATGCAAACTTGGGGCCGGCAAAACCAAAGCCACCGAAGTTGTCATTGAGAGGATTGCTTCGAAAAGCACTTCGCAAATACAGGAACGAACGTGACAAGAAAATCGGTCGAACAAAAGCAGATGTGTTGATGGATACTGTAGTAGATGCTGCGTTGACGGGAGACCCAAAGTTCAATACACCGCTTATCAAACTGCTCATGGAGAGCATCGATGGTAAGCCAACGCAAACGGTTATCACGAACCCGGACGAGAGAGATGGACTCAACAAACTCACGGATGCCCAACTCATGGAACTCATCCCGGGCATCACAATCATCACGAGGGAAGAATATGAAACGCTCAAAATCGAACGGGAGACGCCTCCGAAAAAGAGGAAGGCGAAGAAGCGGAAGCGAAAGTCCTCTTCGGAGCCTAAGTCTTCCAAAGGCGATTGATCCGCGTGTACTGTCCGGTGATGAGGCAGTCACACGGGAGCGACACCGAATGGGGTGCATTGGCAAGTACGTGCCTGGTTGGCATGGAGATGATCCGTTTACCAGGGAGGCCCCGAGGGAGAGAAAACGCGACCTTTCGGGCACCAAGATGTTATACGAGGGTCTAAGTGTTTTAGAAAGGACGGGCGAGGATGCTTGACGTGATGACGATGATGGAGAGGGGACCGATTGCCTACGCGGTACGGATCGGGAACGAGGTACGGCTCTGTGCTACGATGAGTGATGCGGAGGCACTTTCACCGCCAGGGGCCGCTCCGATAGAAACGGTATATCCTTACAACCTCGACCTCAAGGTCAGTATACAGCTACGGGATGACCTCTCCGGTGATCCAGATAAGGAAAGACAGACTATCGCCCAGGCAGTGGTCCAACAGCTCGCTCAGATATGTATGCAGATCAAGGACCATGAGCAAACGAACGCACCGAAGGTCATTCGGGCTACTGAGTGCCTACCACCAAAACTCGGCAAGAATCCGAACGGGATACGAATCGTGAGAAGGTAACGGAAGGAATAGTGGCAGACGGATGATAGTCATTGTTCACATCCTATTCTTCGTTGGGGTATTCTTCGGGGGGTGGTCTGCGTTGTCATACCCCAGGAGTAAACGAGAGTGGCGAGAGATCTTGGAAGCATTCGAGAACCGGAAAGGGCGAGGATAATGCACAAGGAAAACGCGGCGAAGGCTGTGGAGTTGGCAAGGGCTTGGGTCGAGGCGAACGAGGAACTCAAGGTGGCGGACATGGCGCTCAAAGCAGCAACCGCAACCCAAACCGCAGTCTTCAACAAACTCGATGCGGCAAAGAAGCATCTCCACACTCACCTCCCACACGGGGCGTCTCGACCCCGGACGCTCGTGAATGTGCCCGGCGTCAAGGGTTTGGTGATGGTTGAGGCCGGTGGAATCCGAATTCTGGAGTCGGACGAAATGATCGGATTTGAGGGTTAACTCGATGCTATCAACCGTGTTACGTACAATTCGGGCGATTTATAGGATCGGACCCTCAATTACTAGGAGAACCATATATATATATATATATAATAGTATATATTTATATAACTATAGTTATACAAAAGGGAATACTTATCGGTATTCATATATACCCCTCCCCTACTATCTAAGGGTCAAAAATGATAAATAATCCTAACACGGGTATTATCCGTCTCCACTGCCCGTCATGCGGGACCAAGGGCTTGGAAGTCGACGCTGATGTGATCAACGCTGACGCTCCGGTCCAGTGCCCGATCTGTATGAAATGCATGTGGGTGGTCCGCCGGGTTGACCGTGTTGTGTTTGTAATCCCGCCTTCCCGTTCGGCCGAACTCGCCGCCAGCACACTTCGGGCCGAGCGGAGTCAACTCGTCGCCGAACTTGGGAAGATACTACCTGCCGAGAAAACGGAATGGAACTAACCATGACCGGGCGCGATTTTTACGACCACATCCAAGTTGATCCGCGCTTCAAATGGATCGGGGTACGGGAGGCCGAAGAGGACTTCCCTGACGGGGCGGTAATCGGCTCCACCGATGGTGCCTTCCCCATGGAGTTATCGGTGAGGAGCATCCTGGAGCAGCCGTGGGAGGAACTCACTGGGGTACTCGACCGGAAACGCCCCGCTGATGTCATTGGTCACATGGCTCGAATCGTTGGGTACTATGGTGTGACCCGAAACTGGAACAAGTCCAAGCTGGCTGAACTGCGGGACCGTCGCAAGGGGAACTATGGTCTCATGGAGCGAACCCCGAACCTGAAATCCGAACTGCCAGATGAGATACGGGAGATGGTCGCCAAGGGCCGTCCGGACGAAATGGTATGTGAACTGTGAGAACGCCCCGTAGTGAAATGGCGGAGAGCTTGCCTTACAAGCAGGATACATGCTGGTTCGAATCCAGCCGGGCCCACCATGAGTATATCAGTGGGGCTATAGCTCAGACCGGGAGAGCACCTGCCTTGCACGCAGGACGTCGAGGGTTCGATTCCCTCTGGCTCCACCAATCAGGCCCCGTAGCTCAGTTGGCAGAGCAGTGGTTTTGTAAACCGCAGGTCGTGGGTTCGGACCCCACCGGGGCCTCCATGAGGAAAGGCGAGATAGGATGAAAGTCCTTTGCGTTTGTCATTGTGGCGTTACGCGAAGCGTGGGTTTTGCTTGGGTTGCTTGATCTTGGTTCCGAGGAACGGCTCGTAGCTCAGGGGGCAGAGCGCCCGTCTGATACGCGGGAAGCCGGTGGTTCAAACCCATCCGAGCCGACCAACGAGGGGGAGTAGCGTGCCGACCTACGACTATACATGTCCGTACTGCGGTAGGAGCGTCGAGCGATTCCTTTCGATGTCTTCCGCCCCGAGGACCATTCGGTGTGAGTGTGGGCGCCGGGCTATGAAGCAGCTTGGATGCGGGGCTGGGATAATCTTCAAAGGTGATGGCTGGTGTAAACCGGAGAGGAAGTGATATGGAAGACACCAACGAACCCAACGTTAAGGGGTGGTAGAACGATGAACCGCCGGGCCTTCATAACCGGGATCACCGGACAGGACGGTAGCTACCTCGCTGAGTTTCTTCTTGGCTGTGGCCATGAGGTCTGGGGACTCGTTCGAAGGTCGAGTTCCTTTAACACCGGACGCCTGGAGTCCATCTACAAAGACCCTCACGAGAGAGGAGTAAAGCTCCATCTTGTCTACGGGGATGTCCTGGACCCGAACTCTATAGCCGCCGCACTGAGGGAGTGTAAGCCGGATGATGTCTACAACCTCGCCGCTCAATCCCATGTCGGGGTAAGCTTCCAGGAGCCGGTCTACACTGCGGACGTCGCTGGGCTCGGAGCGATGATGGTACTTGATGCTGTTCGACGTGAAGCCCCCAAAGCTCGGGTCTACCAGGCGTCGACCTCCGAGATGTTCGGCTCCTCCCCGCCCCCGCAATCGGAGACTACATCATTTCAACCCCGGAGTCCCTACGCGTGTGCAAAGCTCATGGCCCATCAAATCGCCAAGATGTACCGTGAGGCATATGGGATGTTCGTGAGCTGTGGTATTCTCTTCAACCACGAGTCCCCTCGTCGGGGTCCGACCTTCGTGACGAAGAAGATCACACGGGCCGCCGCTCGCATCAAGCTCGGGATCCAGCAAAACATCTACCTCGGGAACCTTCACGCTCACCGAGACTGGGGCTGGGCGCCGGACTACGTCGAGGCAATGTGGATGATGCTCCGGGCCGATGAACCCAGAGACTATGTTGTAGCTACTGGAGAAGAGCACACGGTTCTCGACTTCATCTGTGAGACGTTCAAGGTGCTCGGACTCGGGGCGTGGCAGGATCGGGTCATTATCGATTCCAGGTACTACCGCCCGACCGAGGTTGACGTTCTTCGAGGAGATGCGTCCCTTATCCATTCTGAGCTTGGCTGGCGACCGATGGTGAGATTTAACGAGATCATCCAACGAATGGTTGACGCTGATATGGAGGAGATAAAGCGTGATACTAAGAGGTAAGAAAGTCCTCGTTACTGGCGGAGCCGGGTTCCTCGGAAAACGGGTCACGAAACTCCTACGGGGTATGTACTGCTCTGAAGTCATTGTGCCCAGAAGCTCTCGCTACGATCTGACGCGCGAGATTGACGTGGCTTGTCTTATGGCAAGAGAGAGGCCGGATATTGTAATCCACCTTGCTGCGGTATGTGGGGGCATCGGGGCGAACCGAGATAGGCCGGGGACGTTCTTCCACGACAACATGGCTATGGGGCTCAACGTCGTTCATGAGGCAACGTTCAGCGGGGTCGAGAAGATCGTGCTTGTTGGTACTGTGTGTTCATATCCGAAGTTCACTGTGACCCCTTTCCGCGAGGATGACCTTTGGGCCGGTTATCCCGAGGAGACGAACGCCCCTTACGGTCTCGCAAAGAAGGCGCTGATCGTGATGGCTAACGCCTACAGGGAACAGTATGGGACCAATATCATCTATCTCATCCCGGCCAACCTCTACGGTCCTGGGGACAACTTCGACCCCCATACGAGTCACGTCATCCCCGCCATCATTCGGAAGTGTGTTGAGGCGGTACGCTCCGGAGCAGATGAGGTTGTGCTCTGGGGCACCGGAACACCAACGCGTGAGTTCCTTTATGTTGACGACGCCGCAAACGGGATTGTTACTGCGGCGGAGAAGTATGATGACACCGATCCGGTTAACCTCGGGACCGGAAACGCGATTTCGATTCTTCGGTTGACAAAGACGATTTCTGCGCTCGTGGGGTTCACTGGACGTTTGACTTGGGACAGCTCGCAGCCGAACGGTCAACCAAAACGTCGGTTGGACATATCACGGGCTAAGGAAACTTTCGGGTGGGAAGCAAAGGTCAAACTTGAAGATGGCCTTCGCCAAACCATCGACTGGTACATGAATCATGAAGGAGATGGACATGGACGCTAATCCTCCGTTGCCGGAAAGAGACAAGATGCTCCCGGGGTCGGGGAAGTTGCTCGACGCCGCTGGTGAGGAAGTGGACGTAACCGCTCTGCTCGTAAGTATCGCCGCTGGGGTGGGCGGGGACTGGGACGTTGACCAGCTCCGGGTACTCGCTACCGCACAGCTAGCACAACTTGAGTTGATCAGGGCTTCAAACGCCGCAACACAAGTCACAAACGCCACTCTCGCGGCTTCCAATGCAGCGATACAAACAGCGGTACAGATTCTTGACAACTTCGTTGGAACTATCGACGCCGCTCACGGCGCGGGTATCGCGATAATGGGGGGCAAGGCCGAGTCCACCGTCCCAACTGAGGTTGCAGATGGAGATGGTGTTGCGCTCAACATTGATACATTCGGTCGTCTCGTTCAGCTTGCAACCGACCTTGCCCAGGGGGCTCTCTCCATATCTAATATCGCCCCGGCGCAGATGCAGACCGCAAAATGGGAAGACTGGGCCGCGCTCACCGCTCCGGACGACGAGACCCCTGAAGCCACGGTTGACCCATACAAGAATATCACCGTTGAGTATATCATTGGTTCTATCCAAACGTCGGTTGACTTGATCATATGGGCTAGTATTGATGGGGGAGCAACGTGGGCGGAAGCGTGGAGCGGTACAGTCCTCGCTGCTGATCTGCAGACGAATATAGTCACGTTCACCGGGAAGGCGTTTGACCGAATCAAAGGTGAGCTTCATGGGGAAGCTGGTGGAACTGATGTAACGGTCACATTCAAGGTCATGACCGGTAATTAACCTAGAAAGGTATACAAGATGATCGTAGCAGAAAACGCAGTTCCTGGTGTTAACAGCGCAGCGAACAGTGAATCACGAGACGTGATTGGAAATAAGGATGACGACCATGACGGCAACTCAATTCTGGCCGACGTTCATACTGTACTAGAGCATATCCATACCGCATCCAAGGTTTATCCTACACTCGTAGCAGGAGTGGCCGTTGCCGGAGCCGCAGGAGCGTGGGGGCTCGGTAGCTTTGTGGAGATCGTTCCGAACGCTGGGATTGGTTCTGCCTTCGATATCCATTACATTAGCGTCGAAGCCCTTGACGATAATGCTGTATATGAATTGGTCATCTACGCCGTGGAGACCGAGATTGGGCGTGTCCGCTTTACGAAGAACGCAAACCAGGATGGTATTGCTAACGTTCCGTTCATAACGGCGATCATCCCTGGGGGCACTCAGATACAAGCTAAACTGGCGTCGTCTACCGGCAACTCTGTTGCGACGATTAGTATTTTCTACCATACGTACTAGAAAGTGGTGAACGATGGCAGCTGCAAGACCGAGGCGTGGAGGAGCAGGCGGTGGTCGTGGTCGTGGTCGTCGCGCTGGTGGAGGCGGCGGTCGCGGTAGGAACACGGGTGGTTGTGGGCGGGGCGGTCGGGGTTTTGGTCTGGGTGGGGGCCAAGGCGGCGGCAGAAACCGTTTGGGTTAAGCCCGCTAAGGAAGGATACATAAGATGTCAAGAGTAACGCTATGGTATAACGGCCTCAAGGCAAAGCTTAGGGTCAGTAGCTTCTCCGAGATGATAGCGAAGGTTGAAGAGCAAAAGAGCCAATGGCCCCGAAGGGATTGTAACCGATGAACGTTCGTCGCTTTCTCCAAGCAGGAGCCGTCTGGGGTTGGCCTCAGCTCGGCGATCCATTGACTGAGGCACAGGATCGATATACGGTAAATAACACTCCTGGGCTGGTGAACTCTCCTTGGGGACTAGCGCTTAACCTGACATCTTCGGCTCAATCGATTCAACTTACAAAATCCGAGGAACACCTATTGAGGTTTGACTCGGGGACGCAAGATTTCTCTATCGCTGTCTGGGCGAGAGTCAAATCTGGAGCTCTCTCTTTGTTTGCGAAGAACTTCATCGGAAACGGATGGGTTCTTTTAGGCAACCCGGGGGGCCTTTTCTTTTCTATCGACTTGAAGTTTGCCACTGGATTGCCAGTTGACACCGATTGGCATTGCTTTGTGGCTACAGCAGATAGAGATGGCAACGCCAATACGTATGTTGACGGGGTCGTTGGTCTGACTCCCGTAGCTTTGGAGGGAGAAGTGATGTTGACTACAGCGTTACCGTTAATCGGGTCTGGAGGGACCGGAGCGATAGCCGGGATTGTAATCTTTGATCGTGTCTTGACTCCCGCCGAGTGCCTCGCTCTTTCACAACCTGGGAGAGCATTCTAATGGCTAACTACGCAAGACATCTGGTTTCGTGCTGGGACATGTCAACCATCAACCCACCCGACCTTGGATGGAAGGGTAACGGGAATGATGGAGTTGGGACCGGGCTCGTCGCTGCGACAGATATCGTTGAGGGCGTTGCGGGCTCCAAAGCAACCCGATACAACGGAACCGATGAGAAGACTAGTATGGGGGACATTGGAACAATCCGAACTGTTTCCCTCTGGGCCTATCTTGATACTACAACGGAGGAAATCTTCAAGACCGCTGCTGGTCGGGACGTTATGGCGAATGCGGGAACGATTACCTACGCCGGAGTTGCCGCTGATGCCACATACGTTGATGGGGTAGTCGGAACGACGGTTGGGGTGAACTTCTGGCATCACATCACATGCGTCTTCAATGATGACGAAGCTGCAGACTCCTTCGAACTAGCTACGGACGGAGCGAACTTCGGGGCGCTGACGATTGATACCGTCCGCATCTACTCCGCCGTCCTCACACTACTCCAGGTTCGGGACTTGTATGAGTGTACTAGGAAGGGAATCCTCAGATGAGCTGGAGACTACGAAGCCCGAGGACACTCGTGGCATCATATCCGCTTAATGGTCATGCTGAGGACGTGTCCGGGCACGGCCTTGATGGAACATGGTCTGGTACCAAAGCCTACGCAGCGTTCCTCAAGTGTTCAAGGCAGGCGGCTGACCTCGCCGGGACGGATGACTACGTTCAACTCCCCCTCGCAGCAGCCGACTTCATGGATGGGCAGACTGCGTTCTCGATAGCGTGTTGGTTCCTAGCTGATGCTTCGCCGGGGGTCATATTTGACTTTCGAGACGCTGATAATGATGGCGTATCCCTTGAATACATAGCGGCTGGGATCGAGTTCAGGGTCAATACGATTGACTCTGTTTCTGCGGCGGCTGCCCTAGGGCACTGGACCCATGTTGTTGCCGTGAAGGAAGCTGCCGGTGTGCAGAGACTCTATGTTGATGGCGAACATGTTGACACGGATGATAGTAGTGCGGAAACTATAGCGGTAACAGCCCCGCCGAGACTCGGGATCGATAGCTACGACCTCAATGGTGACTTCAACGGACGTATCGCCGATGTCTGCCTCTACAATGTCGCCCTGACCAGCGACGAAATCTTAACCCTAATGCGCATGCCGGTTCCAACGTACTAGGAAAGGGTCGTACCCACATGATCGCCGAGCAGCCGCTCCTGACTCGCCCGAACTTGACTGACGCGGACCTCGTCCTAGCCACCCTCAACCCCCATACTATTGGCGGCGTCCGTGACGCATCACCCGCCGGCAATGATGGCACAATCGTTGGTACGCCGGTCCATACTCGTGGTGGCGGGTTGGAACTCGATGGTGTGGGAGACCGAGTTGACTTCGGAAATCTTGGAGATATCCAAGAGGTATCAATGTGGATTAAACCAAAAACAGCGACTGAGCAGATTGTCCAACTGAAAAACACGGAATACATCCATCTCGTTGCAGGGACGGTCACATACAATATCATCGATGAAGTTGCAACATTCGTGAATGGGCAACCATCTACGACTCTAGCAGCCGGTGAGTGGCAGCACCTTGTTTGTCAATTTGAGTTGAGTGGTATCAGCGATTTTCTCCTCGCTTATGATGGCGCGAATTACGGTGCAATCGAGGTTCATGACTTGCGGGTGAAGGCGGTGTGGTCAACATCGGACGAAGTCTACCAGGGTGCTGCTGAGTTGTTGGTTGGAACTCTGTTTTCGTTCGGTGATTATGTTTATGCTGGTATCTATGATAACGTTGCAAATACCGGTAAGATATACCGTTCCGAGAATGGAGATACTTGGGCACTTGTCTACACCGCCCCGGTCAATTATGTATCTATCGAATCTGCATTTGTTTGGAATGATGAACTCTATATGGCTGTTCACTCCGGAGTCGCTGCGGATGACGCCTTCTTTGTCCATAGCGCGGACGGGGTCACCTGGACCGAAGATGCTCCGCTTGTCGGTGAACGGTACATCCGTTCCGGGACCACGTTCGGTGGTCAGTTGTATCTAGTCATAACCAGACAGGATACATCATACGTCATCGTTCGGACCACAGACACGGCAACCTTGGATGTCGTTTATACTTCAACTGGTAGTTCATGGGCGATCTACGTCTGGAATGGCTACCTATACTGCGGCGACGAAGACAACGTGATTCGTTCAGCTGATGGTGATACGTGGGCCGTTGTGTATGCTAATTACGCTTTGCACAACAGCGATATTCCGGTGTGCTTTGCGGAGTTTAACAATGAGTTATATCTTGGAACGACGCACCGGGGGTACATTCTGAGCACGCCGGACGGTACGACGTGGACCACCGAAGCGACCTATGGGTTAGGTGACCAAATATTCGCGCTCATCCCAATGGGTAAGCAGCTGGTGGCTTGTTGTTATGGCATTGCTTCCCTGGTAAGTGGGTTACGGACATCGGTCGACGGATCAACTTGGGTTGGTACCCAAGTTTACGGTAGTCACGGAGTCTTCACTGGTTGCAACCATGGCGGTATACTCTTTGTTGGGGCTCGTCTCGCAGCCGGAGCTACGATCTACCGATGCAACCTGAGCATCCCTGAACACGATTATGGACGAGGGGTTCCCGACGATTCGCTTGCACTCCACCTTCATAAGCATCAGTACGACTTGTCTCGGTTCGGGGCCGTATTCGATAACGTAAATGGGGTTGTACTCGGCCGAGAGATGGAGTTTGACGGAGCGACAAACTATCTCAGGTACGCTGTGGCGGGCTGGAGGAGTGGAGACGAGCAGGGAACGATATCGGCTTGGGTGAAGCTGGATGCTATAGGAGCGTACCGAACCATTTTTGGTTCGTGCGACGAGTCCGCGGATACAAACAAACTGCTTTTCTGGGTCACTGATGGCGGACTCATCGCGGTACAGTCCGAGTCTGGTGGCGGAGGTCACAACAATATCCGTGGCACGACGGTAATGACTGCTGATCACTGGTATCATGCCGTGGTTGTTTCGGACGGCACTCAATACTTCCTGTACCTGAATGGTGTTGCTGAGACCCTGAATGTCAGTTCGGGTGATAACAACGGGCATTGGCTTGCTGATGCCGCAAACCGTGATAGTATCACTGTCGGAGTTCGGTCAAAGGACTCAGCGTTTGACTATTACTTTAACGGTAAAATCAAAGACCTCCCATATCACTCGGAAGCCAAGTCAGCGGACTGGGTACTCGACAACTATCACAAGACCCGGGGGTTCTACTAATGGCGTATACCCTCACCGAGAAAGACTGCTTATTCATCCAGAGGATGACCTGGAAGTCATGTAAGCGATTCGGTGTCCCCTATCGCTACATGGATGATACAGTTCAGGACGTTATTGTTCGAGCCCTCGTCTGGGCGAAGGGTCATGATACTACACGCTGCCCGTTCATCCCTCGGCTACTTCAGAGCCTTGACCATATTGTAATCCGGTGTATCGCGCGCCGAACCCGGAGCTACTTAGTAAAACCCGTAGAGGTATTTTATAGACCGGAGCTTCCCGACGCTACCTATGAAGAGAAGGCGTTTGATGAGATTGATGGACTTGAACAGGTGGAACGTTTGGCGAAGGTTCTTACTGAACGACAGAAAGATATCCTTGACATGTATATACGTGGAAACACTTACGTCTGTATCGGGGTGCTTCTTGGTTTGACACGACAACGTGTGCATCAAATCGTTCAGGAGATACGTACCCGAGCTATTGAGTTCTTCTACCTGGAGGGATCGGCCGTTGCCTAACGAACGATATCTTATCGTCGACCCCGAGACCGAGACGGACGATCTTCGGAAGGCCCTCCTTCAATTGCTGCGGGCGAAAGCAACCCACGACCTCTTGACTTATACTAAGCTGTTTCCTCCGGCACTGAACTACATCTTCGGTAAGCATACCCTTGCGATGATCTCAACCCTCCAGGGGGTGAGCGACGACCTTCAGCGGGGAGTCAGTCGATTCGTTTGTATGTGTATACCATTCCGTCATGGGAAGACTGATATCGCAAGCCGAACGTGGCCAGCTTGGCACCTCTTGAATAACCCGGAAGATGAGTTCATGCAGGTTGCCTACAACGCAACCCTTTCAACCGGGTTCAGCCGTTTCGTCCGAGGTAGGTTCCGGCAGACGTGCGGGTTGTGGGGACATGAGATTGACCCGGACGAGAATACTATTGAGACATGGAAGATTGCGGACCATGCCGGGGCCTATCACGCCACGAGCTTCGGTGGTACGGTGAGTGGACGCGGTGCCCACGTCCTCGGCATCGACGACTACTTCAAAGATCGTGAGGTAGCCGAGAGCCGAAACATGCGGGAGAAAATATGGGAGAGCTTCACGAATGACTTCCTAACTCGTCGAGCCCCGGTCAGCGCGACAGTAATCACAGCAAACCGTTGGCACGAAGATGATGTGGTTGGGCGGATCATTCAACGGAACGATCCTACAAGCCAACTATACGACCAAAAGTTCCCCAAGTTTGAAATCATCCGGTTCCCAGCTCAGAACGAGGACGGGACGTGGCTCTTCTCTGAGCGTTTCAGTGATCAATGGTATGAGTCGATGCAAACCGCCCTGGGGAGTTACGCCTGGGGGGCGATGGGGCTACAAGACCCGAAACCGAGAAGGGGTAAACTGCTCCGTACCGACATGGTCGTTATAGTTGATCCGTCCGAGGGGAGCCGGATGGACCTTGTCCGCCGGGCGAAGTGGGCACGTGGTTGGGACTTGGCGAGTACCGCAAAGGAAATCGCGAAGAATGATCCTGACGCGTCGGTCGGAACCCGGGCTTCGGTTGTGGAGGATGATGGAGGTTCCCAGTGTATCCTTGTCGATGATGTGATTCACGGCCACTGGCGAGGAGATACGAGGAACAAGGTCATTGAGGCTTCCGCGAAGCGTGACGGACCTCCGACCACGGTGATCGTTGAAACTGTTGCGGGATATACAGATGCCTACGATATCATCCTCAACGCTCTTAACGGAGCTTCGGTTGTGCGAAAGTTCGTTCCGAAGTACGACAAGGTTGCACGGGCGGCTTATATAGAACCGATCTTCGAAGCAGGGCGGGTCTACATCAAACGCGCCGAGTGGAATGCAGAATGGCTTAATGAGTTGACCCGCTTCCCGGAGGGTACTCACGACGACCGTTACGATAGTCTGATTACCGCCGTACACGATGCCCTTGCCCACAATGGCGTAATGTCGTTCAGTTTCTGAGAGAGGAGACGTGATGGGAATCGGCAGTTGGTTTAAGAAACGCCGTCAGGCTCAAATGCAAACAGCCCTTCTTGATCTTCTCGGGGTGAAGGCTACGGACGAACTTGCTAGCGAGGGTGGGTGGGAAGTAGCGGGGAGCCTGCTAACTCAGAGCGGCACAACTCCGTGGAGACCCTACAGCATCAAAGAAGCCGAGGAATTTTACACCTCTGCTTCTATCATCTTCGCTTGCGTGAAGAAGATCGCCGACACTGCTCCGACAATTCCTTATACCACAGTAACCTATGACAAGAACGGGGACAAGATTGATTACCCCGACCACCCCTACCTTCGGGTCTTCGAGAGACCGAATACAACCATGTCCTATTCCGAGTTTATCTTCAACGTCGTATCTCACCTTGAGCTGACCGCCGAGAGCTATATCTGGAAGACCCGGAACAAGGCTGGGTTTGTTGACGGACTCTGGCCCTTCCCTACGAGCTGGGTCACGATGGTTGTTGACCGGAAGGGCGTTCGTTCTCACTACCTCATCGTCAAGGGCGATTACCGACAGAAGGTTGCTCTCGATGACATGATCGTTATTCGATATCCCGACCCAGCTAATCCGTATTCCTCTACCGGCCCCACGCAAGCGTGTCTCCGAGAGGCGCAAACGGATGAGGCCCGTGGGGAATACATCATGGAGCTTCTTGAGAACATGCACATCCCCGGTCCTATACTCAAGCAGAAGGCACCTTGGACCGAGGAGCAGAAGGATCAAATCCGGCGACTCCTCCGGGACAAAATTGGTAAGGGTCACCGGGGGAACCCGATGTTTATAGGCGGCGATGATGTCAATGTGGACTATCAGAATCCTCTCAGTGATCTTGACTGGCCGGGAACAGCGTCCCTTTCAGAAACCCGAATCTGCTCAACGTTTGAGGTGCCGCCGATCCTTATTCACCTTCGCTCAGGCTTGGAACGTTCGACCTATTCCAACTACGAGACAGCCAAGCGCGCATTTTACAGCGGGAAGATGACGAGTGTTTCCCAGAAGATCGGCGATGGGTTTAGCCTCGGTCTCTTCCACGCCGAAGGTGAAGACGAAGTCTGGTTGGAGCCGGTGTTCACCGACGTGGCCGAAATGCAAGAGGATCAGGACTCTATACACGAGCGGGCGCGTAGCGACTTCCAGGTTGGGGGTCTATCGTTTGACGAGTTCCTAGAGCGTATCGGCTCGGAGCAGATTGGTGGGCGTGATGGGGAGACTCGTTTCCGTCCGGCTTCTTTGATCCCATTTATCCCTGGTGAGGAAGAGTCCTTGATCGAGTCCACCCTACCTGAAGAGGAAGACCTGGAAGAAGAAGAGCCTGGGGAAGCAGAGGAAGAGGAAGTAGAGGAAGATGAAGAGGAAGATGAAGAGATAGTTGAAGACGATGAGGAGGAGTAGATGATCAAGAACATCGCGATATTCGGTCTTGGGGTAGTCGGTGGGGCGTTTCAAAAAGCCCTGATGGCGCGGGGGTTTGATGGGTGGACGCTCAGAGTTGACCCACGGCTCCAAAAGTCCCATACACCAAAGGAGTTTCGGAACGTTGAGATCGCTTTCATCTGTGTTCCAACCCCAACACTACAAAGCGGACTCCAAGACCTCAGCGCTATCTGCTCCACGCTTCGATTCCTCTGTGAAGCGAAGGTCTTAGGGTTTGATGGGCTTGCTTGTATTCGGTCAACAGTGACCCCCGAGAATGTACGCTTCCTTCAACGAGCGTATCCGTTGAACATTACGACCCTCCCCGAGTTCCTTACCGAGGCAAACGCGGAGCAGGATTCTTATGAAAGCCTGTTCTTTGTCGTCGGGGCCTGCGGCGAACACTCGGCTATCCTATCCCCGTTCCTCGCCGAGTTGTGGCCCGATTCGAAGATGAAACACACAACTCCGGCAGGGGCGATGATGTTCAAGTACCTTGTCAACAACCACCTCGCCGTTCGGATATCGGTTACAAACGAGTTGAAACTCTACTGGGATGCCCATGGGGATACCGCCTGGAAAGAGGTTACGGACCTTATCCTCCTTGAGGAAAAGCGTCTCGGGTGTAGCCATTATGGAGTTCCGGGACCGGACGGGAAACTAGGCTTTGGAGGCAAGTGCTTCCCAAAGGATTTGAAAGCTATCGCCGCGTGTAGTTTTTTAGACGGCGCCCTTTGTGGGGCGCTTCGAATCAATGACCATGTACGAGGAGACGACAATGCCTAATCCCACCGGAGAAATCAAGACCAAAGGCGGGGAGATCAAGATGGAGCGGACCGAATCTTGTGTAGCCTGTGGGGTTCGTCATTCCGTAAAGGATATGACAACACTCCATCGAGAGGGAAAACTCCTGGGATACCTTTGCACGCGTTGCGCGCCTTGGAGCTGAAGTGCCGATAGCCGCCAATCCACAAGCGACACAAACCGTTCAGCAGCGACGGTCCAGGGCTGCTGATCAGTATCGCCCGACCTATTCACGGGCGATTTTCCGGGTGCTCAAGGAACAGACTCGGCGAACCGCTAAGAGGATCGCTGAGGGTGGGGCAATCGACTTCTTTGCTACGGCGTCGTCCCGGTGGGCAAACGAGATGGCCGGAGTCAAGCAAACATATCTCTACACGATGGTACAGGCTGGGTATGCGTGGGCCGGGCAGGAGTTTTGGAAGCCAGCCCCGGTCAAAGCAGTAAGCCCCGGACCGGATAAGCCAATGCAAGCGGTCATCGGTGAGGGAGACGAGTTCCTCATCCAGGGGAAGTTCAAGGACATCGACCGTTGGGTAGAGACAACTTCAATTTCTGAAAGCCGAACAAAGGCGAAGCGGATGTCCGCTCTATACGAGAAGGCTGCAGCAGAAAAGGTCGTGGATAAGCTCGGACGAACCCGAGGGACAACCCCGAAAGAGATCGCAAAGATTTTACTTGATGGTGGGCTTGCCGATGATAAGAACCGCGCGAACATGCTATCCCGCACAGGAGTCATCTGGGCATTCAACGAAGGCGCACAACAACGGTATGCTGCCGAGGGGGTCCAGGTTGAGGAGTGGCTCGTTACTACGGATGACGCGCTTTGCCCATACTGTAGAGCCTTCAACGGGAAACGGGTAAGGCTCGATCAACCATTCGCGGAGGTTGGGGATAGGATCGAGGACGTCAACACCGAGACTGGGAAGACCCGGGCGCTCAACGTACCTTTTGATGTTCAGCACCCACCACTCCACCCCAACTGTCGGTGCTCCTTGATTCCGGTAATGTCCGATATGCCGGTGAGGGTTCCAAAGACCCCGACCGAAGAGAAGCCTATTCAAGTGAAACCAAAGAAGATGAGCAAGAAGCCTACGCAAAAGAAAACGAGGAAATAAATTAACGGGGGAGGCCCTTCCCCGATAACACTATTGAAGGGGTTTTTTGGGGTCGTCCCGGGGGCTATACTCGTGTAGTAAGCTCCATCAAAAGATGAAGGAGATTTGACATGGGCGGTGTAAAAGAAGCAGCCACACCGGTCGAGGCGCTGACGGTTCGTGGCGGTGAACGACCGGTTAGCAAGGCCGCAACATACCACCGTGGACTAGGGGAAACGTACATCGCCTCGAAGGCCAAGGCTCCTGGCGCTCCTCATGGCTATATTGATGGGTACGCATCGGAGTTCAACGTAGTAGACCTCATGGGGGATGTTGTTCGTCCGGGAGCGTTCACAAAATCTATTGTGGAGCAGGGCGGCAAGGTCGTGTTGATGGCGAAGCACCTCGGCCTTGGCGGGGGCCTGGAAGATGTTATCGCAACCGTCGTTGAACTCAAGGAAGACGAATACGGCCTGCGTTTCCGCGCTCACTATCATGACGACGAGGTCGCTCAGGCGGTTCGGGCGAAGATCAACAAGCTCATGTCCGATGGGATCAAGGTTGGCGCGAGTATCGGTTACCGAATCCTCCGGTGGGGATACATCAAGGACGAAACCACAAACGATACAATTCGGGAGCTGACCGAGCTTGCCCTCAAAGAAATCACAATCACTCTCATTCCCGCGAACGAGGGGGCTACAGTTCTGGAATCCAAAGAAGACCAAACCGCCGCCGGGAGTTCCGGCGACGTTGACGGTGACGGCAAGGCTAAGCCGTCCGTCACAGCGGAGACAGCCGGATCGACCGAGGAGAATCACGACACCGAGGATGGCGGAGACAACACTGCCAACCCCCCGGAAGGTGACCCCAACGTCCGGTCCACTGTCAACGATGCCGACGGACACGAAGAGAAGCCGTCTACCAAGGATGTATGCGTGAAGAAAATCACCTCCTATGAAAGACGGTCGATAATTCTTCGCGCAGAAATACTGACCGCAATCGGTCAGTCGGAAGGATTGTAAAATGATCGTCGATATGAAGGGACTCCTCAAGGAGCTGGCGGCAAAGACGGCAGAAATCACCGCCTGCAAGCAGGTGCTTGAGAAGGCCGAGGAAGCCGGGGACGAAGATGGCATAAAGACCGCGTCCGAGCAGCTTGACGCGTTTGGCGCGGAGTTCGATGAGGTGGCAAAGAAGCTGGATTCGGCGAAAGCGGACATGAAGCGCAAGGACATCCTTGCACAGGTCAAGGCGCTCGCGACTCCAGCGGCCGGTCCGGCGGCCAGTCCGACGATGGCCGACGAAACGGTTCCTGCTCGTCCCACCGATCACGATGCTGTGAACGCCTCAAAGCGGGAAACCTTCTTCAAGTTCATGAAGGGTAAGGGCGGCGGACTCTCCGGGGAAGAGGTCAATCTCCTTACCCCAACGTCGACAAAGCTCGCCCAGCACGGGAAGAGCGATGCCCCGGCTGTGGTTGTTCCCCGGTCCCTCTGCGCGGCTATGCTCGGCCCGAACTACGTGCGCGCGTTTGGTATCGAGGGTAAAGACATTCTCAGTGTCAACAACTCGAACACAAACCCATCGCGGGCAAACTACCTCTTCAACATTGACTTCCAGCCCAACCTGATGCATCTTCCCGGCCCAATGCCGGTGATGCTCAATCGGGTCAACCTCATCTCGACCACAACGGGAACCGTGACGTGGCCATCTCTCACCCAGACGGATACCGCTCGTGGTGATGGTGAGTTCGGCGGGGTCGCAATGACCTGGATTTCCGAGGGTCAGGCGAAACCTGAGGATGAACCGAAGTTTGAGCAGATCACGGTTCAGACACACGAGGTCGCCGGATACACAGAGGTTTCCGAGAGTGCCCTCAGACGAAGCTCTATCGAACTCGAAACGTACCTTCGCGGGCTCTTCCGTGATGTGATGCAGTACGAGTTCGACCGGGTTATCCTTCGCGGTAATGGCGTCACCCAGCCGCAGGGGATCATCGGAGCGGCTGGCGTTCGTACCGTCACCCGTGCAGTAGCGAACACGGTGGGCTACGCCGACTTCGTCAACCTGAAGCACGAAGTCCGTTCCTACCACCGTTCTGGCGCGATCTTCGTTCTGCACGACGAGGTCGAGCTTGCAAATGAGCAGGCCTTGGATACTCTTGGTCGCCCGATGTTCACCGCGTCCGTTGCGGGCGGGGCCTACGACCGGATCACCGGCGTTCCTTACGAGGTATCCTACAACGTCCCGCAGATCGGGACGGCGGGGGATGTCATCTACGGGAACCCGCGCAACTACACGGTCGCGATGGAGGAAGAGATTGTTCTCGCAAGGAGCGATCACTACCGGTTCCAGAACGACCTCGTGGCGTTCCGCATCTACGCGGTCATCGGTGGTCGACCTATACAGCCGAGGGCGTTCGCATACCTCGACGAGGCCGACAGCTAGGACGTAGACGCTAGCGGTTTGGGGGCTCCTCTCACCCTCGCCCGGGAGGAGCCCCCAGCCGCGACCCTTTGGGCAAGGAGGGGGTTTTAGAATGATGTTCAGAGTTGTTCGGGCCTTCCCGTTTACTGATGTCACTGGTGTGAAATCCACGACCGAGCCGGGGCATCTCGTTGACATTCCTGGACAGGCGCTTGTTGATGATCTTATGAGGTCCGGTCATATTCTTCCTAATACAATTCGTACCCTTCTTCAAAACCAAGTTGAATCATCGGCCGAGAAGTGGGCTCGGACTCTTCGGGTCGGTATCTGGCTCAAGACGAGCACCCACTACTCTGGCGGACGAATCCACATGTACCAATACGCGTGGAGCCTCGCCCATCTTGGGGCTGATGTTTACCTTATCACAAACGCTATCCCAAAGTGGGCACATGACTACCCCGCCGAGAGCCGCCTCAAAATTATTCTTGAGGGGGAAGACCGCCGTCCACCGGAAGACCTTGACTTGGTTGTTACAGATAGTAAGGGGTCGCTCGGACTGAAAGCATACGATTGGAAGAAGCAGCATCCGTGGGTACCGTTCGCGTGTATGAACTTCGAGACCCCGAACTGGGTAAAAAAGTTCGATCCTGCTAAGGGACGATCTCTTGAAAGTAGCAAGTCCGTATTCAAGCGCGCGGACCTTTTGATGGCCAACTCTCGGGAATCCCTAGAGTATCTCAAGGAGTGGGTAGAGTCCGATGGGAAGCGGACCGCCGTGATGACCCCAGCTATCAACGACATAGCGATTGATGCGTCCAAAAGCAGGATTCCTCTATGGTTACAGAATCTTGAGCGTCCGTTTGCGCTCTGGTGTGCTAGGGGACAGGCATACAAAGGATTTGATATAGCCGCAAAGGCTGTATACTCGCTTGACGTTCCGTTCGACCTTGTGACCTTTGGTTCCAACACTCACGGGGCTCCTGATCAGAATGAGATGCATCGGGTGATCGTGAAGAACGGGATGCCGGACCTTGAAAAGTTCGCCGCTATGCAGAAGGCTCGGATTGTTCTTGCTCCGTCCCTCTTCGAGGGCTTTGGAATGATACCAAGCGAAGCTCTTGCCTGCGGAACTCCGGTGCTCGCCTACGATCTTCCTGTGCTTCGACAGGAGTACGGGGATACTCCAGGGCTTAATCTCGTGAAGCACGGGGACAAGAAGGCTTTCGTCCGTGTCTTTACCGAGCTAGTATCTGAACCGAAGAAGACTGTCAACCCAAAGCCTATGATCGCAAAGCTCGGTCTCACAGCAATGGGAGTGAAGATTGAGCGTATCCCCTACCATGGGGTTCAGCGACCGGTAGTCACAGCTCATCTCGTAACCTATTGGGGCTTCCAACCGGAAGCGATAGAAGCAATATACGATCAGGTGGATCAAATTGTTATCGCTTACGGTCGGGTTAGGCACGCTCCGGAGATTGATGATGGAAGCCTAGGACTCCTCCAAGGAATCAGTGATCCGGACAAGAAGATTACTCTTGAGGTACGAGACCAATGGTCTGATAAGCGCGAGATGCGCACATGGTGTTGCAACCAGGCTATCGGAAACCGAATGTTGCTCCTTGATGGAGATGAGATTTGGGTTGGCCTTGAGGAATGGATCGCGTCCGGGGAACTCTGGGGGTCGCCTCGGTGGATCAATCTATGGCATGGTCCCAAACACTGGGTTCACGATGCCGAGATCGGAACATCCCCTAGATGGGGTGACCCCCTTTCCCCGTTCGGGAGTCCGTGTTGCCACTACCGTTGGTCACAATGGCGACGTTCTTACTGGTGGAAGAAACATCACAGCCCGGTAGACCGGGAAGGTAACGGGCTCACAATGCGTAAGCCCGGACCGGCTAAGAGAGTTCCCAACTGCGCGATATACCATCTCGGCCACGCCCTTTCAAACAAGGTGATGGACGCGAAGCACCGTTTCTACCTTGCCCGGGACGGAGACGACGTAGGAAGACGTCAACGCCAAAGAGCATGGCATAACTGGAAGGGACAAGAAGGAGATTGTGGAGATGGTATCATAGAGCCCGTGACGTGGGAGCTTCCTTTGACAGTAAAGAAAGCCTTCGCTCGAATGAGCGGGGGCTCTAAGTGAGAGTAACCGTTACTGGCGGCGCGGGTTTTCTTGGAAGCCATCTTGTTGAACAGCTTCTGAAAGAGGGACACCACGTTCGGGTCATTGATAACCTTACAACCGGGAAGATTGAGAACCTAAAACCCGTCCTTGGTATGATCAACTTCCGTCAAGCTGACGTGTCTACTGAGGTGGGAGCTTCCCTTGCGTGTTCAAACTCAGATATAGTATACCACCTTGCTGCACTTCCTAGCGTCGTTGCCTCACTAAGAAACCCAAAGGCGTCACGGAAGATGTGTCTTGGAACAACCCTCGCTATCGCTAAGGCGGCGAAACGGTTTGCGGTCTGGCGCGTAGTGTTTGCCTCTACGTGTGCGGTATATGGTACACCGAAGAAGCGGGTTGCGGTCGAGTCTGATCCAGTGAACCCGTTGAGCCCATACGCTGAGAGCAAGTTTGCTGGTGAGCAGATACTCCGTTGCCTCGGGGAGGATTCTACGGGGACGGACACGGTTTCCTTTCGGCTCTTCAATGTGTATGGACCCCGGCAGTGTACCACCGGAGGGTATGCCGCCGTTATCCCAGCCTTCGCAAGAACCTATCTCGACGGGAACACGCCAACGATCAACGGGGATGGGAAGCAGACCCGGGACTTTGTTCACGTTGAGGATGTTGTGAAGGCCTTTGTTCTCGCGGGGCATCAGCAATCACAACTCCATGGGCGGGTATTCAATATCGGGAGCGGGAAAGAACGAAACATCCTTTCGGTCTGTGATGCAATACGTTTCTGGTGTGATAGAGTGGGGGAGCCGGAGTATGGCGCTCCTATCGAGGGTGAGACTCGATACATCTACGCCGACATTCGTTCTGCGAGTCAAGCCCTTGGATGGAAACCAACTGTAATGTTCGCCAATGGAATCGAGGACTACGTTCACTGGATGCGGGAGAGCGGAAAATGACGCTATGGATGATGGTCACGGTTCGCGGGCGATCTAAACTGACAGCACAGACCCTTGACGCGCTCATAGGTTCGGCTCCCCCGGGAATGAAGCTTCTCGTAATTGATAACGGAAGCCGAGACCAAACCCTCGACGACCTCTACAAGCGGTTCCGGCTTGGACAGATTCATCGTCTCGTCTGTAACAAGGTAGACTCTATTCCGCAGTGGGAGAAGAGTTACGACATTCGGCAGGCTGTTGGTCTTCTCCGATGTGAGAATGCTGATTACTTCGGTTGGATTGATAATGATGTTGTGGTCAATCCTGGTTGGTTCGCTGCGGCTCAAATGACTCTTCAACAGCTCCCGGAGGTTGAGGTTTGCTCGCTGCACAACGATCCTATACAAGAAAAGCGACACAAGACCGAGTGCATTAAGAGTGTTGGTCCGTACTCGGTGCGTATCAAGAAAACCGTGAACGGGGCGATATGGGTAATGCGTTGGGGCTTCTTTTCAAAGCATGGCCTTCCACCAATCGGTCTTGGTATCAATCGTAAGGGAACTGAAGACTGGTATTACTCTGATAGACTACAGACGAACGGGGAGGCTCACTTTGGTGTTCTCGACGGCTTCTCTACCCACCTTGGATATAAGGAGAGCCTGAAGCGAGAAGCAATCGCGAAGATCGAGAAGTACCCTGTAGGGATAGACAAATGAAACTCCTGATCAAATTCCCAAAGCGCGGGAGGCCGGAAAGGGCTCTTGACGTTTTGAGCCGTTATCGTTCTCTACTCTCCGGGAAGCATGAGGTCTTCTTTCTCATTTCAATTGATCAGTCGGACTCTAGCATGAACAATCAAAGCATTCTTAACCGTCTTGGTATATTCGTCAAGAGGGTTGGAACCTCTCAGGGTCTTTGCCATGTCGGGAGTAACGGGTCAAAGGTCCAGGCAATCAACGCAGATATGGACCTGGCCCCGAAGGATTGGGATGTCTTGCTCCTGGCCTCGGATGACATGATACCGCTCGTCCCGGATTATGACGCGATCATCAATGATCAAATTCATTCTCACTTCCCAAACCTGGACGGGTGCGTGTGGTTCCATGATGGTTTTCGACGCGATCTCTGCACCCTTGTTATCATGGGAAGACCATACTTCCAGAGGTTCGGCTACATCTACCACCCGGACTATATGTCCCTCTGGTGCGATAACGAGTGGACCGAGGTTGCTCAAGCCAACGGCAAACTCCCGTTCATTGACCAAACCATCATTCGCCACGACCACTTCGCTAACACAAGGGCGACGAGAGTCGACGCGGTATACAAGAAAAATGAGACGTACTATCACCAGGACGCGGCTCTTTACCGAGTACGAAAGGCGCAAGGGTTCTTCTTTGGACAGGAGCCAGCGAAGTGACTCTTAGTATACTCATCTGCTCGTTACGCAATAGGGCCTCTCTCCTTGGGAGAGTTATGGGCCAGCTCCACACCCAGATTAAAAACGCCGGGCTCGTGGGCGCTGTCGAGGTCTTGCCATTGATTGACGATGGACAACTCTCTATCGGAGAGAAGCGAAACCGTTTGCTTGATCAGGCAACTGGGGAGTGGTTGTGTTACATCGACGACGATGACCACGTTAGCGACTCTTACATCAATCTTGTTATGGCTGCCCTCCAGGTGAAACCTGATTGCGTTGGGATAACCGGAAAGATACTCTGGAAGGGTTCTTGGTGTCGTTTCGAGCACTCCCTCCCGCATAAAGAGTACGCTACTCTCCCGGGGCCAGTCTTCATTCGTCCTCCGAACCATCTCAACCCAGTTCTGTCCGAGATAGCCCATAAGATGAGGTTCCCTACTATCAACCGTGGAGAGGATACTCAATACTCAGTACAGCTTCAACAGACAGGCGGCCTAAAGACAGAATGCTTTATCCCCGAGGTAGTATACTTCTATACCCCATCTAGCAGGGAAGACCGTGAAGTACCAAAGAAAAGGAGACGCTGATGAACGACGGTATGTACTCACAACGGGATGAGGAACGGTTCATTGTAGACTGGTTTAGTAAGCATCCTCCGACCGGAGTTGGGAGATTCCTCGACGTCGGGGCGTTTGACGGGGTGACCTTTTCAAACACTAGGAAGCTCTTCGAGATGGGTTGGGGTGGGATCAGTGTTGAGCCCTCCCCCCAGGCGTTCCTTGTGTTGGTCGCGAACTACCGGGATCAGACTCGGGTGAAGCTCGTTAACATCGCCCTCGCTGAGGCTACGAAGTTTCAGGAGTTCGGTATCTGTCCTGATGCTCTATCGTCGCTCAACAAGGAGCATCAGGCGAAATGGGTTGTGGATGGAACGAAATTCGATCAGGTCATGATCTATACGGTAGCAGTAGACCCGTTCTTCGCTATGTTTGGGACCAAGTTTGACTTTGTCAATATTGACATTGAGGGAGCGAACTGGGCCTTGATCAAAACCATCAACTGGGGTCCGGTAGGGGCAAGCCTTCTCTGTTTTGAGTGTGACTCTGATCTCAGAGAGATTGAGAAGCATATGTCCCAGTGGGGTTACCGACCGGTCCACCGAACAGATGAGAATATCTTACTAGGGAAGGGTTAAGCATGCAACGGCATTGTGTTGTCAATGTCGCAACCGGACCGGGACACGTTCGGGGCCAAGAGCGCCTCAAAGCAAGCCTTCTGGAACGTCACTACCAGGGAGACTTCTTGTCGTGGGAAGACTGCTATCCTCCAGGGAGTTCAACCCATCAAAGGGTTCCGTATGGCTTCAAGTTCCACGCGTTGAAGGAAGCCGTTCGCCGAGGCTACGATACGATACTCTGGTTGGATGCTTCGTTCTGGGCGGTTGATGACCCTATGATTCTCTTTCGGGAGATCGATAGACAGGGTTGTCTATTTTGGCTCTGTGGTTTCTCTGTAGGTCAATGGACAAAGGATGCTGCTCTTCCTCAATTGGGGGTTACCCGAGAAGAGGCGTTCAAAATTCCTTTGGTCATGGGCGGCGCAATGGGTCTGAGTTTAGCAGACTCACGCGCGGTTCAATTTCTTGACACGATGTTTCGTTACGCCACGGACGGTATCACATTCCCCGGAGCGTGGGCAAACAAGAACCACGAGGTATCTCCAGACCCGAGAGTGCTGGGACACCGACACGATCAACCGCCAATCGCGGTTACTGCACAACGACTGGGGATTAAGCCGATGGCCTGTCCAAACCTCATAGCGTATTGGACACCTGAGATTGACAAACGGTCAGTCTTCGTTTGCAAGGGGATGGTGTGAATCGTTTCATTAAACGCTTTGGGTCGTCGGCTGGGAAACCAGCTTTGATTGTAGCATCAGGGCCTTCGGTGCGGAGGCTCGACCCGAAACGGGCTACTCGATGTACTGTCATCGCTGTAAACGCCGGGATACTCTCGGCACCCGAAGCTGATTTCTTCTTCACTTGCGATATCGGGGTGTTGTCGTTTCAGTACTGGGGTGATGTTTGTAAAGCAACGTGTCCTGTTTTGATTGATCCACAAGGGAGGTCCGACGAGTCGTTTGGCTTGGGTACAGAACGACTCTGTTCATTTTCCCGAACGAAGACCCTGAGTTTTAAGAGTGAGACTTTAATCAATGGGTACAACTCGGCTCATGCAGCCGCACACTTCGCTCACCTTCTCGGGTGTAGCCCTATATACCTGATAGGGTGTGACTGCAAGTATAAGGACGGGAACAAATACGCCTGGGAGTTTGACGAGGATGATCGTGGTCGGCACAAGACCGGAGCCCGGTCATTTTGGATTAGTTCAAATCGGAAAATCGGTCATCCGGTTGGCGATAGAGAATACGATTCAGGGGCAAACGGAAGTTGTGATGGAGAGCTGTCCCACGGGATGATGGAATGGAAGCGAATTGTCGATGCAAATCCGACAGTTGATATTCGGGATGCATCAAACGCGGCCCTAGATGGTTTTGTGAAGCAGGTTGATCTTGAGGAGGTCTACGGTGGGTGATCCTTTCACTATCGAACGAGCAAAGTACGACCGAATCTGGACCCAGAAGCGCGGAGCGTATTCGGCTTCCTGCCCGGAGATAACCTTCCTCGTGGAACGTCTTCCTCTGGAACGCCTCGTGCCCGGAGATTGGTTGATTGTTGGAAGCGGGGACGGGACCGGATACCGGTGGTTGGCAAAGACTCTAAATCGAAAGGTCTGGGCGTGTGACCTTAGCGGAGTGGTTGGGAATCTCTATCCCCCAAATTACTTTGTTGCCTGCCCTGCCCACAATATACCACACCCAACGGATCGGTTCGATGCGGTCCTTTGTATCGACGTGATTGAGCACATCCCTCCAGGGTATATTCAGAGATCACTCAAAGAGATGATGCGCGTTCTTCGTCCCGGCGGTTCACTCTTTATCCAGGCTCGATGCGCGGCGAGTGTGTTTGAACCTGGGCTTCACCTTACAGTCGAGAAGCATCCATGGTGGGAAGCGCGGTTTGCTTCGGTTGGGGATGTTGTCTGGAAGTCCCGGTTGCCTCTCGACGAGGGTGCTCAGATTCGAAAGGATGTATCGGCATGAAAAACAGGACTACACAACCCCACGAAGAAGTTCCCCCCGGGGAGATGGAATGGATTCATAAGGTTCTCCGGGCTGGACTTTGTCGCCCGAATACAATACTGGCGACGTATGGGATCACTCGTCGGGTTATTGAAGATCAGATTCCTGGAGACCTCGTGGAGTGTGGAGTATTCGCGGGGGCCCAGACCGCGGTGATGGCTCACGTCTGTCAGGGGTTCGGAGACGGGCAGAGACGCGTTCACCTGTTTGATTCGTTCCAAGGAATCCCTCACGCCGGGAAGCGGGATGGGGATAACATCGATGGAACCCTTTTCTCACATGGAAGGGATGATGCCCTTATCAGTAGCGGGATCGCTTCCTGTTCCCTTGAACAAGTCGTAACCAATATGGCTAATTGGCAAGTTCGCGGGGAGCGGCTAATCTTCCACTCCGGTTGGTTTCAGAATACGGTGATGAATGCTGTTCCAGAGCTAAGGAAAACCGGCATTGCAGTTCTCCGACTTGACGGAGACCTATACACATCGACCAAGGTTTGCATCGAAGCATTCCTCTCACTGCTCACTCCCGGTGGGTATCTCATCATCGATGACTGGGCCTTGTCGGGTTGTCGTGCGGCGTGTATCGAGGCAATGGGGGATATCGAGGTTATAGAGATTCCGAAAGGCGGCGGTCCGGTCTATTGGCAAAAGCCCAAAGCCGAAACGAAAGTGTTGTGAATTGATGCAAGTGTATGTGGTTCGTCTTGCTATGGAGGACCAATGAAACCAATTTTGTCAATCTTGATTCCATCACTCCCAAGCCGTCTACCAAAACTAACTCAACTCCTTGGTAAGGTTCTTGGTCAAGCTGATCAGTTCAATGATGTTGAGGTATGTGTGTGGATGGATAACAAGATGCGTAGCATCGGGCAGAAGCGTGACAACCTTGTCCAAATGGCGAACGGGGCCTTCCTTACCATCGTCGACGATGATGATGATATATCAAGAGAGTATGTTGAATCCCTCCGTACAACCATAAGAGCAAATCCGAACGCGGATGTGATCGTTTTCAATCAGCTCGTTCTCATGGGGGACGCGAAGCCATTTACAATTCGGTTTGGAGTTGAATTCGAGAATCAGGCGGCGGCAGAACACGGCGGTCGGGATATCACTCGTAAGCCATTCCACGTATGTTGCTGGAGGTCTGACCTTGCTAAGTCGGCGCACTTCCCAGACATTTCATATGGAGAGGACTGGGGGTGGGCGAAGCAGCTCGTCCCGAAGGTTGTGGAGCAGGTCCGAATTGATAAGACCCTATATACGTATAGGTATGACGTGAATGTTACCGAGGCTCCGACGGAGATACCAGTATGATTCCACAGGTGATTGTTGAGTGGACCAAGCGCGGAGCGATCTTTGATGAGGGCCGGGCCTACCAAAGATCACCTGGTCAACAGGATGTGATGGATTTAGGGCACGCAAAAGCCCTTTTGGCTGTGAAGATGATAAAGGTCATTGGACCCGTAAGTGCCGTGAAGACATTGGGTTACGTTCAAAAGGGGATTGAGTTATAGGATCGTACCCTTAATTACTAGGAGAACCATATATATATATATATATAAGTATATATATTTATATAAACCTAACCCCTACTAGTTGAGGGTCCAATTCTATAAACCGCCCCCCCAATTCGGAGGTCCATATGAGCGCTGTAACGTTGGCCGAGGCCAGGAACTTCCTGGAGCGAACATCAACCGCACAGGACGGGCGGATCACAGATTGCATCAATGGAGTTGAGTCCCGTATCGAATCCCTGTGTGGTGTATTCCTCAGTAGCGCTTCCAAGGTTGACAACATCGATGGTGGTGGGTTTGGATTATTTCTCCACCGGAAGCCGGTCACGTCTGTGGTATCTGTCGTTGACTCCGTGACTGAACTTACCATAACAGATTATACTCTTGTTGATGATGCTGTCTACCGGGATGATGAGTATCGTTGGGGAGAGGGACTGGTTGGCCGTTGGACAGTTACCTATGTTGGTGGTTACTCGGTTATCCCTGCAAGGTTTAAGCTGGTTGTTCTACAACTCGTGTACCGAGAATTTCACAATCGAGGCGCCAAGGCGTCACAGGGAGCCGCCGGGTATGGAGTGAATTGGGCCCAACAGAACTCCGATCTAACAGCACAACTTCTTGAGCTTCGCGCCGGAGGGAGCATAATCGGATGATTCCA